TTTGATGGGGTTAACGACAACATGAACGAAGGGGGTGTAGATTCGTCTACTTGCTTTAACCCATTCAATCAAACCGACTGGACTGCGGCCATGTGGCTCAAGCCTGACGGCTCGGCATTTAATCACAATACTGCGCCCTTCGGTTGTGGTCGCTACGTGAACGATGCTGGCTTTGGTAGCGTTGTTTTTTTCAACGGAACTGCGGGTGGCAATATAGTAAGGGTTTACTCAAATCTTTACAATACCACATTCACCTACGAGATACCAGCAGCAACTTTGGCGGGATGGTTTCATTTTGCCGTAACGGTTGAGATGGTGGATGCTTCAAATCAGGAGACAAAAATCTACATCAACGGTGATTTGAAAGAAACAAAGACCTTCACCAACTATAACTTGGTTGATACATCTATCTCGTTTAGATTGGGCGGCTGGCCTAATGGTGGGAGTTTTATAAACGCCTACATGAATCAGCCAGTTTTTCAAGAGTCTTTGCTGTCAGCAACGGACATTTCCGACCTTTACAACGGAGGCAAAGGAGCCAACGCTAACGCGATAATGCCGACCATGAAATCAGGTTACTTGGGAACGGAAGCAGTAGGAACAACAACGGGAACAATCACAGACGTAACGGGTAACCAAGACTTGACCATGTCGGGATTTGTTGCTCCTTACGGAGTAGTATCAGATACACCATGACATTCAAATCAAACGAACATAGCTGGGCTTTTATATTGAAAAGCGAATACGATCCAAGCGAAATTACCTTGTCACATTATGAAGTTAACGTTGTAGTTCTTAGCGCAGAGGGAGTGCCATATCGTAACCTTGAATGGACTGGTAGCTTGTTGCCCGAACTTGATACGTGGAGTGTTTTTCAAACGGCTCGACAAGCAGCGGACTTTTTAGAAAGGAATTGATGAGAGCATTTCAAATTGGAACAATAGTGAAGTTGGGAGTGCCTTACTTGGTTTTCTTTTTTGCACCGATAACGGCTGCGATCATGGGGCTTGGAGTGCTCATCTTCGCGGATGTTATCACAGGATGCAGAGCAGCCAAGTTGAGAGGCGAGGAGATTCGCTCGAACAGGATGGCAAGAACGGTGAGCAAGATCATATTCTATTCCATCGCTATCATCCTGAGCAGAGTGATGGAGGTATCCTTCATGGAATGGATTCCGGTGGCCAAGCTGACTGCTGGTTATATTGCGGTCGTGGAGTTCAAAAGTAATATGGAGAACATCGCAAGCATCACAGGCGTTGACATCTGGAAACACTTGATAAGCAAGATTGAAGGATGGAGTAAAAGAGTATAAATGGTGTGCTCTCTATCCAAGAGAGTGCGATTGTAAAGATGGGAAGTGCAATGGGAAAACGAAGCAACAAAAGTCTAAAGCTCGCAGCTAAGATCATTAAGAAGTGGGAAGGATTTATGCCTGAAGCATATCTCTGTCCTGGAGGAGTTCCGACTATCGGCTTCGGATCAACTCGATACGAGAACGGAGATGAGGTGACTCTTGATGATTGCGATATTGACAGGAAGAGAGGAGAGGAGATTCTCCTTCATTACATCAAGGAAGTAGCTGATCAGGTTCGTTCTGTTCTCAAGCACAAATTAACAGACAATCAGGAGGCAGCTCTCATCTCCTTCACCTACAATCTCGGAATTGGAAACTTGAAGAGAAGCACTCTCCTCCTCCTTATTAATGGTGGGCCAATGAATCAGAATATTCCAAGAGAAATCAAGAGATGGAACAAAGCTGGAGGAAAGGTGCTTGCTGGACTGACTGCAAGAAGAGAGGAGGAGGCTGATTTATGGGGATGAGCATAGTCCTCCAAATCATTAAGGAGTATTGGCCTCTGATTGCAGCTTTCGCGATTGGAATAGTTCTCGGATCAAGAGGATGTGGAGATTCATCAGCTCAAACAATCACTATTGAGAAGCCTGTTGCTCAGATCGAGTATGTTGACCGATGGAAAACGGATACTGTTCGCTTCGTTTCTAAGGAGGTTTCAGTTCGTTTTGATACGATTACACTTGAGAGAATAGAACGCATCTCAGACACGTTGTTATTGATAGATACGGTGAGCATAGTGCAGACTTGGCTCTCTGAGCAGTTGAATTATGATACCATTGCAAGATTCAAGGAGTCAGCAGTCCGAGTCTCCTGGAGCAACTACCAAAACAGAAGCGAGAACTTGCAGATCAGTCTCCAATCTCCAGCCGAGAGGTTGCGGTTTGGAGTTTACGCAAGAGGAGGAGTGCAGACAGACTTCAAGGGAGCCATCAGTCCAGCAGTCGGAGGAGGTCTGATGCTATTCCGGAAGAGCTTTATATTTGGAATTGATTACGGATTCAGTAACAATCATCAAATCACGGGAACATTAGGATACCATCTATGACATATCGAGAGAATCAAGGAGTGCGAGAGGAGATTGACAGATACCTAAAGAAGAACGCAAGCAGACAGGCGAATCTTGGAATGAGTTCCACAAAAGAGGAGAGACTTGCGGCTGATGCAGCTTGGGAGACTGATCTTCTTGAGATTGAGAAGTTAGATCCTGAGTTTGCTAAAGCAGTTCATGCAGAGAGCGACTGACCATAGACCAAGATTGAAAGGGCAGAGATTGGCTGCATTCAATAATCTCACGAATCAGGAGAGGAGGATTCTTGTGGTCGGAGATTTGCACGAACCTTTCTCTCTCCCTGAGTACTTCGAGCATTGCGTTGATTCCTATCAGAAGTGGAACTGCACGAATGTTATTTTCATCGGAGATCTGATTGATAACCATGCGGCATCATATCACGAAACTGATCCTGATGGACTCGGTGGAGGTAACGAGCTGGAGCTTGCAATCAAGAAGCTGGAGAGATGGGTTGATACCTTTCCTGTTGCTGATGTGATTATCGGCAATCACGATAGGATGGTGGCTCGTAAAGCGTTCACAGGAGGCATTCCGAGAGCTTGGATCAAGTCCTATTCTGAAGTCCTCAACGCTCCAGGATGGACATTCTCCGACCGAGTGGAATATGATGGGGTTCAGTACGTCCACGGTGAAGGAGGAACTGCTCGAACCAAGTGCAGAGCAGATATGCAATCAACGGTTCAAGGCCATCTGCACACTCAATGCTATACGGAGTATTATACAACGAATCGAGGAGTTATCTTTGGCACTCAGGTAGGTTGTGGAATCGATGCTGATCAGTACGCTTTCGCGTATGCGAAGAGAGGCAAGAAGCCAGCGATTGGATGTGCAGTCGTTATCGGAGGCCATACCGTTATCAACTCTATACTATGAGCGTACTCCTTACTATCATCTCAATCCTCCTGATAATCCTCTCGCTCCTGATGCTCTGCTCGGTGGTGCTTCTCGGACTATTGTACTACAACATCCGGAAGATGAGAGATGAGATGAATGTCATCTTCAATGCCTCGGTGAATTGTGAGGAGTTTCTTGCTGGAATGGTAGCTGATCGCAACTTCGACTTCTCCGCTAACTAAATTTTTCTTCCTGAGTATCAAGCAGTTACAAAAAACTTTGCTCTAAGTATTGTCATAATGACAAAAAGATGTATGTTTGGGGTATCAATTAAAAACACAAAGACATGGAAAATCAAGAAGTAGTAAAAGGTTGGAACAAGTTGGACAACTCAGAAAAGCTGGAAGTAATTGAACAAGGAATAGATTGCTGCTCAGTTTCAGAAGGTAGTCTGTTCGTCAGAGTTTACAGAGATGGTAGCGTTTGCGCTTACATTCAAGCTAAGGCTGACAATCACTTGATGGCGGAGGCAGTTAGCCAAGATACATTGGCAACTCTATTTGATGCTGATCACGATTTCGAGGAGGAGGATGCGCAGATAATTCTTAATTGGATGAACGAGCAGCTATGAAAATCGACATCAGAAGTCAAGAGTCAGTATTCATTACCATCAACGGCATCACCTACTACATTGATGACTCAACTGACGAGCAAATCGTTGAAGTTTACAAGGAAGAGAGCAAGCTCCTCAAGACTGCTCAACCAATTAAAGACTAATCGAGAGCCATCTCATAAAACTGAAAACATGGAAACAAAAGAATATACCAGCACAGATTTCCTGACCTACTTAGCAGATTATCAGGATGTAATGATGAAGATGAACAGAGCAACATTTATGCTTGTTTATATGGCTCTTCAAACAGAAGCAGATACCAACATCGTTCTCAAGAGGATTGACTTCGCACACATCTGCACAGATCTTCAAATTGCATACGATGAGTTCAACTTTATCACCATCGATAATAAGGTAACTATTCAAAAATCATCAATATGAATTTCACAGATCACGACATCACTCTTCCGGAAGGAATCAAGCTACATCACTTGAGCATGAGGAGAGCTCCAGGACATGGATCATACTATATAACCTATGAGCTTGAGAAAGATGGAGAACTTCTCTCTGATAAACTATTCACTCACGACTCTCAGCTTTGGGATGATTGGGATGAGGATGAGCCAGTGAACTATGTGAACGCTGCTCAATCAGCTCTTGATCTTGTGTTAAATTTGTTATCTTAGCGAAATGAACGAACAAGAAATACTACAACGAACGCTACGGCTGCTGCCCAATGGAGGGATCAAAGCAGTCTCGGAGAGGTCAGGCTTTCCAAGAAGTACCGTAGTTGACTGCCTGACTAACTATCGTCCGAACAGACGAATTGATGCGATGAGCATCTACCGAACTACTGCCTCATTCTTGTTAGAGAGAGGAATTGAATACAAACCATTAACCAAATTCTTGAAGTAAAACATCATGGAAAAAAAGACGAATACAAAAGCAAATATTTGGAGTGCTCTCTCAGCATTTCAAGCAGATTGCCCAGCAATAAACAAAGGAGCGAAAGGATACGGATACAAGTATGCTGATCTGCCTTCAATTATGGAGGTCATCAATCCTCTCCTCAAGAAGCATAAGCTCGTTATCTCGCAGCCTTTAGATGGTCGCTCAGTAATGACCAAGCTCGTTCACATCCCAACAGGAGAGTGCGTTGAGTCTCGGATTGAGATTCCGGAAGGAGTAATGCTCAAAGGAATGAATCAGTACCAGTCAGATGGATCGGCCATAACTTATTACCGTAGGTACTCTTTATCTGTTCTTGGAATCGTAACAGACGAGGACAATGATGCTGCTGGAAAGCAAGTAACTCAGGAGACAACGAAGAAGGCTTCCAGCACTCAACCAATCGTAAAGACAGGAACAAAGATGTTCGAGCATTGTGTGGCTCGATACGGAGAAGGGATGAGCAGAATGGATATGTCGGAGCACGTTACTATCTCAGATGCTACTTGGAAGGAGATTGTCAAATCATCTAACGCCCAGCAATCATGAAGATAAGATGCAGCTCACTTGGTCAGGTGATGACCAACTCACGCAAAAAAGGAGAGCTTTCAAAGACTGCTCAATCCTGTATCAAGCAGATTGTGAAGGAGGAAATGTTGGGAGTGCGGAGAGTGCTCTCAAACAAGTATCTTGACAAAGGGATAATAATGGAAGATGCTGCTATTGATTTAGTGGTTGAGAGGTATGAGCTTGATCCTTTTACTACGGCAAAGAATGAGGAGTACTTTGAGAATGACTTCATCAAGGGAACTCCTGATCTTATCTTGGATGATTCGGTTCGAGACATTAAGTGCAGTTGGGGAGTTGATACCTTTCCTCTGCTGGATACGGAGATTCCAACTAAAGACTACTATTGGCAGCTCATGGGGTATATGGCTCTGACGGGTAGGAGAAAAGCATATCTCGATTACTGCCTTGTTGATACTCCGCAGCATCTCATTGAGCGAGAACTATCTTCGATGATATTCAGAGGAGGAGAGATGTCAAAGGAAGCAGAGGAGGAGGTCAGATTGAACATGACTTTCGGACATATAGAAACGCATCTCAGAGTTAAGACCTTTTCCATCGAGTGGGATGAGGAGGCTTGGGAGTCAATCAAAAACAGAATTACAGAGTGCAACGAATATTCACAAACACTAATAACTAAGTAATGGAAGTACAAGGAGAAGTGGTATCATATACCGATCAATCAGGAGTGAGCAAAGCTGGAAAGGAGTACAAGAAGGCTGAGCTCGTAATCAAGAACAACGAAGGATATAATGATGCTGAGAAGTTCATTGCCTTCAGCGTATTTGGCAAGTCGATGAGCAACTTCAATCATGCAGTTGGGGATTCAATTAATGTCTATTTCGACATCGAATCGAGAGAGTACAAAGGCCGATACTTCACAGAGGCTAAAGCGTATCAGTTCAGAAGGACATCGGAATCATCTCCAGCACTAAACGGAGACATGGCTAATCAATTCAACGAGTCTCAGAGTCCTTTCTGATGTTGACAGGATTCGAGATTATAACTGAGAATCTCAACCAATTCGAGGAGCAAGAGGTTCTGCCGCTAATTGTGGCGGGACTTCGCTCCAAGATTGGCAAGGATAAGGCCA